GCTTTAATAGTACTAGCTAAAGAATTAGAAAAAAATAATGTTATAAAAGAAAGTACATTAGAAAAACCATATTAAATCTATTTTTTTATTGTATATTAGAAAATAATTATTATCTTATAGTTATATATAATTATTTATCATGACACCTGAAGTTTTAAATCTTATAGTAACAATAGCTGGAGCAATAATCATTACTCTAATAAGTGCAATTGCATACTTTCTTAAAATTCTACATACAGACACTAAAAAAGCAATTGAAGAAGTTGGAAAAAATAAAGGTAGAATAGAACTTGTTGAGCTTCAGTTAAATAGCGATGTAAAAAGATTAGAACAAACTACTCAATTAGAACTAAGAAATTTAGCTGAAACTGTGGGAAAGTTATCAGCAAGTGTGGATCAGCTAGTAAAAGTTCAACTTAATTTAGTAACAAAAGCATGAAACAATATAGTTTAGAAGAATTAAAAGCTGAATTTGCTAAATTAAATTATAGATGGTTTGATACATTAAACTTTATTGGTATCAGATCTAAAGCAAACAAACCTAATGAATTTGATGATTTGTTTGGTTTAATTCAAAACGGTACAATAAGATGGTTTAGTTGTACTACCAATCCAGGAACTCACTGGTTAAAAAACTTACTAAATCCAAAAGGGGCTGCTCTTTTAAAACCCGGACAATATATAGATACTTGGAAGATAGGATTACATCAAGGTAAATACAAAGCTTTTGTACAAGCAAAACCGGTAACTGTTTATAGAGATGCTAATAAAAATGATTTTGCTGAAGAAACATCTGTAACTGATACTGGTTTATTTGGTATAAATATTCACAGAGCAAATGATAAAATGGTATCAAAAATTATAGACAAGTGGTCTGCTGGATGTCAAGTATTAAATAATCCTGCTGATTTTAATATTGTTTTACAACAAGGAGAAAATAGCAAATTAAACTATTTTACTTATACTTTACTTAAAGAATTTTAATGAAAGATCTATTACAAAGTATAGGTATCAATATAGCAATATCTGTTGCTGGATTGTTTGGATCATTGCTAATGATTGGTAAGCAAGCTACACACCAATGGAAAACAACATTCTTTTCTATAGTTTCTGGTGTTGCAAGTGCTAACTATATAACCCCGGTAATACTAGATATGACTAAGATGAGTCAAAAATATGAAGTATCTGTGGGATTTATTATGGGATTTCTAGGTCTTAAAGGTGTAGAAATAATAAGCAAAAAACTTGTAAAAGAAGAAAAAAATGACAGTTCTGATAAATAGTATAGCAAATATTATAATTTGTTTAAGTGTATCATTATTCATGGTGTTTGTGTTTTCTGCTTCTAGTAAAATGCAACAACTTCATTTATTAGAAAGAAACATTATTAAAATAGGATTGGCTGTAACAGCAGCTGGATCACTACTTAACTTTTTAACTTTATATACTCCTAACATTACAGAAATTATTTTAAATTGTGGATTAGCAGTTATATTTTCTTGGGGTGTTTGGTTTCATTTTAAATACTTTACTAAAAATCATAAAAAATGAATGTAATAAAAAATTATTATGCCCCTACTCCTAAAAAATGGAGAAAAGCAGGAGATGCTTTACTTGCTGTAGCATTATATGCACAAACACAACAAGCTTTTACAGGTTATTCAAACATAACAGAAATTATTACTGTTATAGGTTTAGTAGGAAAATTTTTAACTAACTTCTTTGCAGAAGAAGATAAAAAAGAAGAAAATGTTTAAGTATTTATATATTGTTATACTATCTTTATTTCTTTACTCTTGTTCATGTGATTATCATATGAGTAAGCTGAAGAAAAAGTGCAGTTATGTATTAGAAAAAGATACAGTACTTGTTCATGATACTTTTATTGTATCACAAATAAAGAAAGATACAATATTCAAATTTCAATATTTTCAAAAAGATACAGTTATTATAAAAGAAGGTAGATTAACAATGAAATACTTTTATAATACTATAGATTCAACAGTTTATCTATCAGGTAAATGTGACACTGTAAAAATTATCAGAGAGATCCCTTTTCCTATAGAAAAGACAATATTCAAATATGACTTTTTAAATTCAAACAAGTTTTTCTTACTTGTTGCAATGCTTCTTGCTATACTTATTCTTATAGTATATCTTTTTACTAAAAAATAAAGTTTACATTTTGTAAGTTTAAACTTGTATAGTTTATATTAATATGCTATATTTGTTTTACTTAAAACCAACAAAATGTCTGAACAAAAAGAAAAAGAAGTAGTAATGACTCCTGAAGAGTTAGCTGCTCAAAGAAAAAATGTAATTCAATATTACAAAAATCAAGTTGAAATACTTAAACATCAGTTTGAGTATGAAGAGTTATTGGCTAACATTGAAGAAGCTAGAACTAAAAGAATGGCTTTCATTGTAAGACAAGCTCAAATGACTGCTGGACCTGAATCAGAAGATTCTGTAGAACAAGAAATCCCTGTACAACAAGAAGAAAAAAAAGAAAGAAAATTAAAATCAAATTAACTTGCTAAACTAAACCAACATGGCAAAGATTAATATGGTAGATAAAAAGGTTGGCATGACCTTAGAAGATATTATTAAATATCAGTTAATAACATACTGTTATATTAATAAAATTACTCTTAGTGAAGCCGACCTAAATTGTCTTACATTAATAGGTCTTAATAAAAAAGTAGAAGTATCTGATTTCTGCAATGCTTGTTGTAACCCTGAAAATAGAGATAAAAATTCAAATATTACTCACAAAAAAATTATTTTTAAAACTCCTCAAACAGTAAGAAACTGTTTGGTAAAACTTTCTAATTATAACATTATTAAAAAAGATGGTAGTGGTAAAAATAAAATAGTTGAATTAAATGAGGATTTGAAAATTCAGATTGAAGGTAATATATTGTTAAATTATAAAATTTATCACATTGGTACCCAGGAAAGCTAAAACTTTTAAAAAAGAAGTTGCACAAGATCTAAATTTAAGTGAACATTTAATAGATAAAGCTGTTGATTGTTATTGGGAAGCTGTTAGAAAAACATTAGTTAATATGACAGAACCTAGTATTTTATTAAATGGTCTAGGTACTTTTAAAATAAGACATTGGGATATTGACAAACATATAGAAAAAAACACTTTAATTCTACAAAGAATAGAAGGTAAATTTAAAAGTTATCCTATAACATTAGATTTAAAAGATAAGTTGGAAAAACTAAAAAAAATGAAAGAGCTCTCAGATGCTGTTCAAGAAAAACTAAAAAAGAAAAAGAATGAAAAAGTTAATAAAAATTTGGAGAAACCGGAAACAGATATTTGAAGGTATTAAAAATAGCTGGTATAGACATCCTGAAATAGAAAGAATTGCTTTTAACAGGTTAGCTGAATGTGCTGAATGTGAACATGTAGATCAAGAAGGTTCTAAATGTGAAGTACCTGGAACAGCACCGTGTTGTGGAATTTGTGGATGCAAACTTTCTCTTAAAGTAAGATCTTTATCATCAGAATGTCCTCACCCTAATGGTCCAAAGTGGACAGCAAGAATGACTCCTGAAGATGAAGATAAATATTATGCAGAAATAAATTATAATCCAGATCAAGATTAAATCTTAAAATTCAATTTAATATGGCAGTAACTTTTCAGGCAAAAAATCACAAATATCAAAGTCTTGATCCTAATGAAAACATAGAGTGGTTAAGTGTTACTAAATTTGTAGGAGCCTTTAAACAACCATTTGATGCAGTAACTCAATCTCTAAAATCTAGTAAAAATCCAAGATCAAAATGGTATGGACTTAAACCAGAAGAAATACAAGAATATTGGGCTAAAGAAAGTGACAGAGCTGTTACAGATGGATCTTGGTATCATGATCAAAGAGAAGCTGATTTAATAAGTTTTGATACAATTCAAAGACAAGGCAGGCACATACCTATTATTAAACCTATTTGGGATGGTGATATAAAAATTGCACCAAACCAAAAACTTACTGAAGGTATTTATCCAGAACATTTTGTATATTTAAAATCAGCAGGTATTTGTGGACAATCTGATAAAATAGAAGTTGTTAAAGATACAGTAGAAATAGTTGATTACAAGACTAATAAAGAGATTAAAATGGCCAGTTTTGTAAACTGGGAAGGTAAATCTCAAAAAATGATTGGTCCTTGTGAACATCTTGATGATTGTAATTTTAATCACTACTCTTTACAGCTCAGTACTTATATGTATATAATACTTAAACATAATCCTAGATACAAAGCTGGAAAAATGTTTTTGCATCATGTAATATTTGAAAAAGAAGGGGAAGATAAATTTGGATATCCTATTCTTAAAAAAGATTCTAATGGGGAACCTATAGTAAAAAATGTAGTACCTTATGAAGTACCTTATTTAAAGAATGAAGTAATAGCAATGATTAATTATATACAAGATAAAAAATGAAACCAATATTTAAAGAATATGGCTTAGTATTAGAAAACAGTAAACTTAAAGAAGATTTAGGTATTGAATCTTTGATATTTACTAAAATAACTGTTGATTTAACAACTCTTATTGCTTTTAGAGAATCGGTAAATGATAATGGTGAAATAGAGCCTTATACATATATCTATTTAGAAAACGGTCAATCTTTTTGTATTGAGATTTCTTATGATGATTTTTTAATAGTGTTTCATACAGAAGTAATAAATAAAAATGAGTAATGATGAATTCACACATAGAAATTTTTGGATCAATAACCAACAAGTAAAATGGGTTCAAAAACAAGAAAAACTAGTAGTAATGCAAATACAAAAAGATTTTGATAAATGGTTTGTTGCTACAAGCCCTTGTCCGACAGTTTACAAAATAACATTAAAAAATGATAAAACTACTTGATTTACAAAATGGTAAAGTGATTCCTACAGAGCATTGTTATACTCTTGGGTTTTTAAAGAAAATCATGGATGAGTTTCCAGATGAGTATTTAAAAGTATATGCTTATTTATTTTATATGACTTGTCCTAACCCGGATCTTAATCCTTATTTTAATATCCCAGAAGATGATAAAGAACAAGTTATATTACAAGATATAGATGCAGATTTTAGTACTGAAGATGATTTGATTATTAATGCTTTATCTAAATGTGCTCAATTATACGAAACTCCCACAAGCCGAGCTTACAGAGGTATTAGTTCTATGTTAGATAGATTGGCTATCTATATGGAAAAAACACCTATTACCCATGGTAGAGATGGGAATATTACAGCATTAGTTAGTGCTGCTAAAAACTTTGAAGGTATTAGACAATCTTTTAAAGGTGCTTATAAAGATTTACAAGATGAACAAGAAACTAGAACAAGAGGTGGAGGCTCTTTAGCTTATGATCAATAATATGACTGAACTACATGACTGGTTGTTTCATTACAATCCTTACAAAAAAATTTGGGCTGCTATTAAAAGAGATGATGTAGCTAAATATTTTAATGGAGAATTAGAAAATATTTTAACTTCTAAAAAACAATCAACACTGGTTGATATCATTTTAAAAACTGATGGAGAAGAGAACAAAATAAAAAAGTTAATTAATGGATAAGTTTTTTTATACTGATATCCCTACTTGGGATAATGGTACATGGACCTATACTTCTTTTAATTCTAGAACTGAATTTAGAGATTTTGTACTTTCTGTATTTAAAGAACCTGGAAAATATGAATTTGATAAAACCTCTTTCCTATTTAATGAACAAGCTAGAAAATATAATGAACAAAAATTTTATTGTGCTGCTCCAGTAAGAACTAAAGACTTTATTGAATATTGGGATGATCAAAAAGCCAAGTGTAGAAAAGGTGTAATATTTCATAATAATGGAAACACATGGTATCTTACTAGAGAGTATTATATGTGGCTTAACTTTTTGCCTATTAATAACAAAGAGATAAGAAAGTTCTCATTTCCTGATGTAAGAGATGCTCAATATCACATGGCTCTCTATGAGATTCTTGCAGAACTATTTTATAAACATGCTGCAATTTTAAAGAAAAGACAGATAGCGTCTTCATATTTTCATGCAGCTAAACTTATTAACTGTATTTGGTTTGAAGAAACCCCTATTTTAAAAATAGGAGCTAGTCTTAAAACTTATGTAAATGATACATGGAGATTCTTAAATGAGTACAGAAACTTCTTAGATGATAATACAGCTTGGTATAGACCTATGAACCCAGGTAAAGTTCTTGACTGGCAGCAACAAATTGAAACTACAGTACCAGGTTCTAACCGCAAAACTCTTAAAGGTTTAAAAGGTGTACTTAAAGGAACCTCTTTTGAAAAAGATCCCACAGCTGGTGTAGGTGGACCATGTCATAGAGAAGGTACTCTTATCCTGATGTCTTCCGGTGAATATAAAAAAGTAGAAGATATCAAAATTGGAGAGTATGTTTTAGGCATTGATAATAAACCTAAAAAAGTTTTAAAAACATTTTCTGGTAAAGATTCTATCTATGAAATAAATCAAATAAAAGGTATGTCTTATTATGTAACAGGTGAGCATAAATTATACCTTATAAATAGAGATGCTAATGTTCTAGGAAAAAATAAATTAAGAATAACCAAAGCTAAAGATTGGGATAATCTTAGTAGTTATTGTAAAAAGGTATATGTAGGTGTTAAAAATAATCAAATACTTTCATTTTATAATGATTATCAAAAACCTATAATAGATCCTTATTTTTTAGGACTATGGATAGGTGATGGATATAGAGAAAAACCAGCATTAATAGTAAATAATACAAAAGATCCAGAAATACTAGATTACTTAAAAACCTTAGCTTATGAAACACAAAGTAAATTAAGCATAAGAAAAAAAGAAGTAAAAAGATATAATGATGAAATGTATAATGCTTTTTTTCTTATAAGTAATGATGGTAAAAACAGCTTTTTTACTGACCAGTTTATAAAATATAATCTTTTTTATAATAAGCATATTCCCAATGAAATTCTTTATGGAAGTCCAGAAACCAGATTGCAATTTTTAGCAGGGTATATAGATACTGATGGATATTATGATCCCAACAAAGGACATTTTGAGATAAGTTGTAAATCAGATGCTTTGTTAAAGCAGATAGTTTTTATTTGCAGAAGTTTAGGAGCTTATGTTAAAACATATAAATCTTCTTCTAAAGAACATACTGTTGATGGAAAAACTATAGTTTATTCAGAAAGTAATAGAGCAAGTATAAGGTTTAATGATAGTAGTATTATACCCACAAAATTACCAAGAAAACAAGGTTCAAACTTAAGAACAAGAACTATTCATACTTCTCCTATAGAGTCAGTTATTTGTTTAGGTATAGAAAATTATTACGGAATAGAAGTAGAAGATCATTTATATTACTTAGAAGATTTAACAATTACCCACAACTGCACTTACTTTTTTCATGAAGAGGCTGGGATTGCTCCAAAAATGGATGAAACTTTTGGTTATATGAAGCCTGCTTTAAAATCTGGTATGATAACTACTGGTACTTTTATAGCTGCTGGCTCTGTTGGTGATCTTGATCAGTGTGAACCACTTAGAGATATGATTTTAAGACCAGAAGGTAATGATATATTTTATGTAGAGTCTGATCTTTTAAATGATAAAAAAACTTTTGGTAAATCTGGTTTATTTATTCCTGAACAATGGTCAATGCCTCCATGTGTAGATGACTATGGTAATTCTAAAGTAGAAGAGGCTTTGCAAATGCTGGAGGAATATTTTCAAAAAAAGAAAAAAGATTTAAGTCCTGAAGCTTACCAGTTAGAAATATCTCAGCATCCCAGAAATATAGAAGAAGCTTTTGCTGCTAGAACAGTGTCTGTTTTTCCTACTCATTTAGTAGCAGCTCAAAAAAGAAGAATAGAAAATAAAGAATATTCTACAGAATATATAGAACTTAGCAAAAGTGCTGAGGGTAAATGGCTTATAGATAAAAGTAAAAAAATCCCTATAAGAGATTTTCCTATTCAAAAAAATATTGAAGATAAGTCTGGAGTAATAGTTGTTTATGAAAGACCGGTAGCAGATGCTCCTTTTGGAACATATTATGCATCTATTGACCCGGTGGCTCAAGGAAAAACTTCTTCTTCTGAATCACTTTGTTCTATTTATATTTATAAAGTTCCGGTAGAGGTGACCAGAATAAATGGTGAAGAAGTAACAAATTACATAGAAGATGATGGTATTGTTGCATCTTGGTGTGGTAGATTTGATGATGTAAACAAAACTCATCAAAGATTAGAACTTTTAATTGAATGGTATAATGCTTGGACTATTGTAGAAAATAATGTCCCTGGATTTCTTACTTATATGATAGGTAGAAGAAAACAAAAATATCTTGTTCCTAAAAGTCAAATTACATTTAGAAAAGATATAGAATACACTTCTAATGGTCCAGAAGAATATGGTTGGAGAAATACAGGTACTTTATTTAAAACTTATATTTTACCATATCTAATAGATTACTGTAAAGAAGAACTTGATGCTGTAACTAAAGAAGACGGTGAAGTTGTAAAAATAAAATATGGTATAGAAAGAATTCCTGATGTTATGGCTATGGTAGAAATGGAACATTACAGGGAAGGGTTAAATGTGGATAGACTTATAGCCTTAGGAGCTCTTATAGCTTTTGCTAAAGTTCAGGAGGCTAACAGAGGAATCAAGAAAAGAGTAGATGATACAGGTAAGAAGAAAACTTTGGATAATTCAAAAAATTTAACTAAATTTACTAATAACCCTTTTAGACATATTGGGGTAAACAATGGAGCTTTAGGGACTAGAATTCCTAGAAATCCTTTTAAAAATATAAGATGATATGCAAGTATTAAACGCTTTACAAATGAAGAGTGGCAAAAAAGCCGAGTATAACCGTATGGGTTCTATTACTCAACCTCTTCAGTTTTTACCAAGAAAAGAAAAAGATGCTGAGTGGAGTGCTTGGTGTATGGATTGGTTGGAATGGAATGGTCTTAAGCAAATCAGAAGAAATGCTAGAAGACTTATGAAAAATTATAAGCTTGCTAAAGGTGTAATAGATAAAACAGATTATATTGTAGAAGAGGACAATGAGATGAGAGATCTTGTTGATACTCTTGCAAAAGAAGATGTAAGTGCTTTAGAATTAAAGTTTTACCCTATTATTCCAAATGTTATAAATGTACTAACAGCAGAATTTGCTAAAAGAAATACCCGGGTAACTTTTCAAGCTAAAGATGAGTATTCTTATAATGAACTTCTTGAAGAAAAAAGAATACAAATTGAACAAGTTTTGTTAAAAAATGCAGAACAAAAGTTGATGGCAAAAATGATTGAACAAGGATTAGATCAAGATGATCCTGAAGTTCAACAACAAATGCAGCAACAGCTTTCTCCAGAAAATCTTAAAACATTACCTGAAATTCAATCTTATTTTGATAAAAGTTATAGAAGTATGGCTGAACAATGGGCTGTACATCAACATAAAATTGATGAAGAAAGATTTAAAATGGATGAGTTAGAAGAAAGAGGGTTTAGAGATATGCTCATCACAGATAGAGAGTTCTGGCATTTTAAGATGAATGATGATGATTATGATGTAGAATTATGGAATCCGGTTCTTACTTTTTACCATAAATCTCCTGAAGCAAGATATATATCTCAAGGTAACTGGGTGGGTAAAATAGAAATGTTAACTATTGCCGATGTTATTGATAAGTACGGATACTTGATGACACAAGAGCAATTAGAATCTATTGAGGCTATCTACCCCGTAAGGTCAGCTGGCTACCCACTTCAAGGTTACCAAAATGATGGTTCTTACTATGATGCTACTAAATCTCATGAGTGGAACACTAATATGCCAGGTCTAGCTTATAGACAATTTGTGTCTATGTATGATAATTTTATCTATAATGGTGGGGATATTATCAACTGGATCATGGCAGAAAATGAAGATTATGCCCCTATGGGTGCAGCTTTTCTACTCCGTGTAACTACAGCATATTGGAAGTCTCAAAGAAAAGTAGGACATCTTACTAAAATAACAGATACAGGAGAAGTAATCACAGATATTATAGATGAAAGTTATAAAATAACAGATAAACCTGTCTATGATACTACTTTAATTAAAAATAAAACAAAAGATACATTAGTATTTGGAGAACATATTGATTGGATCTGGATTAATCAAGTTTGGGGTGGAGTAAAAATAGGGCCTAATCATCCTTCTTTTTGGGGTATGAATAATCCAGGGGGTATTAATCCTATGTATTTAGGTGTTGATCAAAATAACATTGGACCACTTAAATTCCAATTTAAAGGTGACAGCACTCTTTATGGCTGTAAATTACCTGTAGAAGGAGCTGTATTTAATGACAGGAATACAAGATCTACATCTCTTGTAGATTTGATGAAACCTTTTCAAATAGGTTATAATATTGTAAATAATCAGATTGCTGATATTTTAGTTGATGAATTAGGTACAGTTATCATGTTGGATCAGAATGCTTTACCTCAAAAATCACTTGGTGGAGATTGGGGTAAAAACAATTTCCAAAAAGCTTATGTAGCTATGAAGAATTTTCAAATGCTACCGCTTGATACTAGTATAACTAATACAGAAAATGCATTAAACTTCCAGCATTTTCAGGTAATGAATTTAGAACAAACTCAAAGGATGCTTTCTAGGATTCAAATGGCTAATTATTTTAAACAGCAAGCTTTTGAAGTAATAGGTATTACACCTCAAAGAATGGGTCAACAGTTGGGTCAAACTAATACGGCAACAGGAATTGAACAAGCTGTAGCTGGTTCTTATGCTCAAACTGAAACTTATTTTATAAATCATTCAGATAACTTAATGCCTAGAGTTCATCAAATGAGAACTGATTTGGCTCAGTATTATCATTCTAAAAAACCATCTATTAGATTACAATATATGACATCAGCAGATGAAAAAGTTAATTTTCAAATGAATGGTACTGATCTGTTACTCAGAGACTTAAATATATTTTGTTCAACTAAAGCTAATCAAAGAGCTATACTAGAACAAATGAAACAACTAGCAATGTCTAATAATACAGCCGGTGCAACTATCTATGATTTAGGAAATATTATGCAAACAGAATCTGTTGGTGAACTTACAAATATTCTCAAAGGAATTGAAAAGAAAACAGATAAGCAAAGACAAGAACAAATGCAACATGAACAGCAAATGCAAGAACAAGCTAATCAAACAAGACTTCAAGAAAAACAAATGGAGCTTGATGCTAAAATGCAAGAAGCTGAAAAAGATAGAAGAAAAGATATTTTGGTTGCTGAAATCAAGTCTGCTGGTTATGGGGCTATGCAAGATATTAATCAAAACTTACAATCTGATTATATTGATGCTTTGGATAAAATACAAAAGTCTGAACAATTTCAAGAAACTATGAATTTGCAAAATACAAAAGAAACCAACAGAACAGCAAATGATAGAGAAAAAGCACAAATAGAAAGAGAAAAATTACAGGCTCAAATGCAAATGAAACAGACAGATTTAGAAATTGCAAGAGAAAATAAAAACAAATATGATACAAAACAAAAAACTAGTAAGGATAAAAAATGAGTACTTAGCTATATTATTGCAAAATAATTTTTATAGGTAATACATAATTTTAAATTTTTAAAGTTTATTTGAATAAATTTGCTTATATTATATAATAAACCAACAAATGTCAGATAACAAAGAAACAACAACTGTTCAACAGGTTGATATGAACCTAGATGAACTATTAGGTATGCCTGGTGCGGATAACATCATGATTCCTACAGAAAATAAAAAAGAAGAAGAAAAACCTTCTATTTTTAGCAGAAAAGAAGTAGATCTATCGTTCCTTGACAAAGCTGAAGAAGATGATGAAAATGAAACCAAGTCAGATGATAAAGCTGATCAAACTGAAACATCTGCAAAAAAGATTGATTCTCCGAAATCAAAAGAAGAGTTGGATAATTTACTTGATATCAAAGATGATACTGAAGATCAAGAAACTTCTAAAAAAGGTGGTAGACCTACCGGGCTTGTAGAGCTTGGACAAAAACTTATAGAAAAAGGATATCTAACACCATTTGAAGGAGATGAAGATGTAAGTAAATATACTCTTAAAGATTGGGAAGAACTTTTTGAAGCTAATGAAAAAGAAAAAGCTAAAAAATATGAGGAGAATATTTCTACTCAATTTTTTGAATCTTTACCTGAAGAATTACAATATGCAGCTAGTTATGTAGCTAATGGAGGTAATGATTTAAAAAGCTTATTTAGATCCTTAGCTGCTGTTGAAGAAATAAGAGAACTTGATGTAGATGATGAAAGTGGTCAAGAGCAAATAGTAAGAAGCTATTTACATGCTACTAGTTTTGGAACAAGTGATGAAATAGAAGAAGAAATTGAAAGTTGGAAAGATAGAGATGAACTTAAAAGTAAAGCTAAAAAGTTCAAACCAAAATTAGATGCTATGCAAGAGCAAATTGTTGCTAGACAACTTGAACAACAAGAGCAATTAAGAAAGCAACAACAAAGACAAGCTCAATTGTATACAGATAACATCTATAAAACATTAGAACCTGGGGAATTAAACGGATTAAAAGTTGACAAAAAAATGCAGAATTTATTATTTTCTGGATTAACTCAGGCTAACTATCCATCTGTTTCTGGAAGACAAACTAATTTATTAGGTCATTTATTAGAGAAATATCAGTATGTTGAACCTAATCATTCACTTATAAGTGAAGCTCTTTGGTTGTTAGCTGATCCTGAAGGATATAGAAACAAGGTAAGAGAAATTGGTAAAAAAGAAGCTGTAGAAAAAACAGTAAGACAATTAAAAACTGAACAATCTAATAAAATTTCATCTACATCTCCTTCAGAAGATTATAATGATGGAAGATCTAAAAAACCAGGAATTCAAAGACCTTCATCTAACTTTTTTAAAAGATAATACAAATAGAATAAACAATAACCTAAAAACAAAAACAAAAAATGGCAACTCCAGTTTTAAACAACGGTATCTTCCTAAGGGATACTAACTATCAAGCAAGTTCACATATTGATTCTTATCACTTAGTGAACATGCTAAAAGATGCAGAACCAATGGACTTAGGACCAGTGGATATTTGGGCAATGTCTCAAAAAGTAGAAATGCCTCTTTACCAATTATCTTCATTTGGTGGTAAAAACATCATTAATGTAGATAATGCTCGCGGTGAGTACAAATGGCAAACTCCTGTATCTCAAGATCTTCCTTACATCATTGAAGACATTGAACCAGATAATGCTACTAAAGGTATTGATGGTACAACCTTCAAAATCAAAATCAACAAACGTGAATTTGGACATGGTGATATCATCACTTATGACAAATATAATGGTGTTGAGATGTACATTACTGCAGATGATATCTTACCTATCGGTGATGGTTTTATCTACACTGTACAATTAGTAAACAATGACAACTACAAGTTTTTAGAAAACAAATACTTAGTACCTCAAACTAAGTTATTTAGAAAAGGTTCTGCTCGTGGTGAATATGGTGAGAGATTCTCTGACATTTCAACTAGATCAGGTTTCCGTGAGTTCTATAACTTTGTAGGTGGAGCTGAAGCACATGTTCATTATTCAGTATCTTCTCGTGCTGACTTAATGTTAAAAGGTGGTATGAATGCAGATGGTACAGTTCCTGTAACTGAAATCTGGAGAAACTTTGACAAAAACTTAGATCCATCTTTAAATAAAATTGAATCTGTTGCATCTGCAATGGGTAAAGATTACTTAAAGAGAGCAGTAGGTAATGGTACTTTAACTCGTACTTTCTTAACTACTATGGAAGCAGCTCACTTGACTAAAATTGCTACTGATATTGAAACTTACTTAATGTGGGGTCATGGTGGTAGAATTAAACAAGATGGTCCAGATGATATGCGTCTATCTGTAGGTTTGTGGAAACAATTAGACAACTCTTACAAAAGAGTGTATAACAAATCTAGCTTTAACTTAGAGTTATTCCGTTCAGAGTTGTATAACTTCTATGCAGGTCGTGTGGAATTCCAAGGTCCAGATCCTAAGAGACAATTAATTGTTCAAACAGGTATGGGTGGTATGAGATTAGTAAATGAAGCTATCAAACGTGAAGCTGTTAACTCTGGATTAGTAATCCAAGCTGCATCTAACAATGGTATTGGAGCTATCTCTGGACAAGGTATGGATTTGAACTTTGGATTTGCTTTCACTAGCTATGTAATTCCATTCTTAGCAAATGTTAAGTTTGTACTTAACCCTGCTTTTGATAACTTACATACTAATGATATTGAGAATCCAATCATTGATGGTAACCCATTATCATCTTACTCATTCATTATCTTTGATATCACTGATACAGGAAATGACAACATCTACATGTTGAAATTATCTTGGGATAATCAATTGAAATGGTTCTACCAAAATGGTACTATGGACTACATGGGAAGAACTCAAGGATTCCAATCTAATGGTAACTTCAATGGATACCGTGTGATGATGACTCAAACAATGCCAGCTATCTGGGTGAAGGATCCCACAAAAGTATTAAAAATAGTAATGAGAAATCCTATCACAGGGGGTTC